CCAGTTATGGAGTCATCCCCCCATGCGGCAGACTGCTCATTCTCAATCCCAGTTTCCTCCGCCATACCTTTCAGGATCGGCACGGAAATTAGAGTGTTATTGCCAGCCGTGATCCAAGCGCCACTCGGACTGAAAGTGAGCACTATAGTCTGCGTAATTCCATTCCCTCTGTCCACAACAAATTTATAATAACCTCTGTCCCACGAATCAAAAAGTCCCTTCAATAACTCCATATATGTTTGGTTTATCTCGGGCCTATCTTTGAAGTCTGTGTCAATGTCGGATTTGCGAGTTTCAAGAGCGCTCTTACGCAAATAATTGATGAAAGTACCCTGCCACTGATCGAATGCAGACGCATCATCGGCGGTTATAACGAAATCAGTCTCGGTCATCGCCTTGATCGACATGTTAACGCACTTTCTATCATCCTTGAACGCTACACCTTTGTGGGTTTTTAGTGCGAACACCTCACCGCCTTCCTTCATGTACGATTCCATAGCCTCGTATAGAGCCATGAGCATAACCTGCTGCCCTAGAGGTATGTTAATGATGATTCGATCCATTCTCGCTGGAACGTTCCGGAAGCCAAGTGTAAATGGGAGCGCGGGCGTCGAACGTATGTTGAGTGTGCTCATGATTCTGTCGCCGAGCATCGCAATGACAGCGTTCTTTTTCGAGCTGGTCTCGTTGGTGTACTTATTCAAAGTCCCTTTCCTTCCAGCTAGAGTGCCAACCGCATCACGCCTCGTAACGCCAATCTTGAATCTATCGTTCCCGGCTGACTTGGACTTCGCTAATTTTATTGATGCCTCCTGTAGCTCCTTATATGTAGGGATCTTCAGACGCTGGAACACCTTATCCCAATGGGGTCGAGCATAATGGTAGATCTTGCGCTCTGACCCATCATCATTATGAGTCTTCGTCGAGTCGATCCCTTTAGCCCTATGATACTCCTCGTTCATCATACCAGCTGCTGACACTATACCCTTACAAGACCTAGCATAGCCCTCGACCGCCCCCGGGGCGATCAAATGGCTTAACACGTCCTGAAGTGTGTTGTCACGCGGACTCATTCCGTAGTGTTCAAACTCCGTTATGATTCGTTCGATACTCGCCTTCATCGGGCCCGCCGCCTGT